AGATAGCGTTTGATAAATATAATCATGGTATTATAACTGCCAATAACATAATAATTTAAGGAGAACACAAATGGCATTTCAAATCTCTCCAGGTGTAGCTGTTTCCGAAGTCGATTTTACGACAGTAGTTCCTTCGGTACAAACTACAGCCGGTGCAATTGTAGGTACTTTTCTCTGGGGACCTGCAGGAGTAATTAAACAGACTTCAAGTGAAACAGAATTGGTTTCCATATATGGTAAACCATCAACAAACACAGCAATACAAAATACATTTCTTACCGCCGCTTCTTTTTTAGCATATGGAAATAATTTAAAAGTTGTTCGTGCTGTAGCTGTCACAACTAACAATGCTACATCCAACACTAGTTCAAATGTTCAAGTTACAAATGAAAGTTCTTTTGAATATTCATATTTAGCTAATAGAGTAAATGCTAATACAGCTGGTGCTTTTATTGGAAGATATCCAGGTTCTTTAGGTAATTCATTAACTGTTTCAGTTTGTGATGCCGGTGCTTCTGGTGCAAACTCAACATTTGCGACATGGAATGTTAATGGTGTCGGAGTTTCATCACTTTTTCCTGGTATTCCAGGAACTTCAGTTCAAGCTGCAGCCGCTGGAGCTTCAAATGATGAAATTCACGTTGTTGTTGTGGATTCTGGTGGGTTATTTACGGGTACAAAAAATACTGTTTTAGAAATATTCCCATATCTATCAAAAGCAACCGATGCTACTGATTCATTAGGAAATTCAAACTATTACAAAGATTATATTTTTAGAAATTCAAAATATGTTTACGCAATAGATCCTCCTTTATATAATACAATAGGTATAGCTGGTACTACTCCAGCAAATACATGGGGTTTTGCATTAGCTAATACAAGTAACATTGCTTTTGCTACAATGAATACCACACCATCGTTTACTTTATCAAATGGTTCAAATGATGCTCCATCTGATGCAAACAGACAAACTGCTTGGAGTTTATTTGCAAATTCAGATGAAGTGGATATTTCTTTAGCAATAACTGGTAGTGCTTCTATTGCTGTTCAACAATATGTGATTGATAATATTGCCACGGTTCGTAAAGATTGTATCGCTTTTCTTTCACCTCCTTCTGCAAACGTTGTTAATCAATCTGGTTCAGAAACAACTAATATTCAAAATTGGATAACGGCACTAAATCGTTCTTCCTCTTATGTTGTTGCTGATTGTGGCTGGAAATATATGTTTGACAAGTATAACAATAATTATACATACGTTCCTTTGAATGGTGATATTGCTGGTCTATGTGTTTACACAGATGCTGTTCGTGATCCATGGTTTTCACCGGCTGGATTTAATCGTGGTAACTTAAAGAATGTTGTTAAGTTAGCATGGAATCCAAACAAAACTCAACGTGATACACTATATGCTATTGGTGTTAATCCAGTTGGTTCATTCGCTGGCCAAGGTACTGTGTTATTTGGAGACAAAACATTACAGTCTAAACCATCGGCCTTTGATAGAATTAATGTTCGTAGATTGTTTATTGTGTTAGAAAAATCAATTGCTCAAGCCGCTAAATTTTCTTTGTTTGAGTTTAATGATACTACTACACAAAATCAATTTGTTAATTTGGTAACTCCATTCTTGGCAGATATCAAAGCACGCCGTGGTATCTATGACTATCGTGTTGTTTGTGATTCTACAAATAATACCCAATCCGTTATTGATGCTAATCAATTTGTTGGTGATATCTATGTTAAACCTGCTCGTTCAGTAAACTTTATTCAGTTGAATTTTGTTGCTGTAAGAACTGGTGTTGATTTCACAACAATCGTTGGACAAGCTTAATAAATAATACAACGATATAGGAGAAAAAAATGGCATTCAACGTATCACAATTTAGGTCAGAACTTCAGTTTGACGGAGCTCGGCCAAATCTTTTCGAAGTGAATTTGACATTCCCAACAGCAGTACCTGGTGCTGGTGATGCCACTCGTAAAGCTTTGTTCCAAGCAAAATCTGCTCAGTTACCTGGTTCAACAATTGGTACTGTTCCTTTATATTATTTTGGTCGTGAAATGAAATTTGCTGGTAACAGAACTTTCACAGATTGGACAGTAACAATTATTAATGATGAAGATTTCACAATCCGTAATTCGATGGAACAATGGATGAATCTAATCAATGGTCACGCAGGTAACGTAAGAAACCCTGCCTTTAATACACCTTTAGGTTACACAGTTAATGCAAACGTAATACAGTATGGTAAAGAAGGTGCTATATTAAAGAGATGTACTTTTGTTGGTATGTTCCCTGTTGATGTGGCTCCAATCGATTTAGATTGGGGTTCAAATGATTCTATTGAAGAATATTCAGTAACATTTGCATATCAATATTGGACTTCAGATTCAACAGATAACTTTTAATTTTTTATTATTATATAGAGAGGGCTCAGGTCCTCTCTTTCATGCTTTTTTGAATTGAACTAGGACAATATGGCCGCTAATAAATTTTCACTTTTTGGTTTTACGATTTCACGGAAAGAGGATGAAAACTCCCAAGCCGTGCAGCAATCTTTCACGCCTCCAGTTAATGATGATGGCGCTCTTACTATTACCTCTGCTGCTTATTATGGTACATATGTTGACCTAGACGGCTCTGCTAAAAATGAAATAGAATTAATTGGTCGTTATCGTGAGATGGCAATGCAGCCAGAAATTGAGTCTGCTATTGATGATATTATCAATGAAGCTATCTGTCAAGACGATGATGGCAGAAACATTCGTATGATTCTGGACGAATTAAAACAACCAGACAAGATTAAAAAATCATTACAAGCCGAATTCAATACCGTTCTTAGATTGTTAAACTACAATCAAATGGCACAAGATGTTTTCCGTAGATACTATGTTGATGGTAGATTATACTACCACATTATTGTTGATAGAGAACAACCAACAGATGGTATTAAAGAATTAAGATACATCGACCCACGAAAAATTCGTAAAGTTCGAGAAGTTAAAAAATCGAAAGACGAAAGAACTGGTGTTGAAGTTGCCAATGTTATCAATGAATACTATATTTTTAATGATAAAGTAATCTCTGGTTCATCAAGTAATTTTGGTCCAGTTGGTGTTCGTATCACAACAGATTCTATCATCAATGTTGTTTCTGGTTTGATGGATTCTCGTAGAGCTGTTGTATTATCGTACTTACATAAGGCTATCAAACCACTCAACCAATTAAGGATGATTGAAGATGCTACTGTCATATATCGAATTTCTAGGGCTCCTGAGCGTAGGATTTTTTATATTGATGTGGGTAATCTACCGAAATTAAAGGCAGAACAATACCTCCGTGATATCATGGTCAAGTATAAGAACAAATTAGTCTATGATGCCGTTACTGGTGAAGTAAGAGATGACCGTAAATTCTTGTCGATGATGGAAGATTTTTGGTTGCCACGCCGTGAAGGTGGTAAAGGCACAGAGATTACAACATTACCTGGTGGTCAAAATCTAGGTGAGTTGGAAGATGTTAAGTATTTCGAAAAGAAACTATACAAAGCTCTTAGTGTTCCAGTTTCTCGTTTGAATCCAGAATCTTCTGGTTTCTCATTAGGCCGAACAAATGAAATCACCCGTGATGAGTTAAAGTTTGCCAAGTTTGTTGATAGGCTTCGTAATAAGTTTTCTAATTTGTTTGACCAAGCAATGCGTGTACAAGTTGTATTAAAAGGTATTTGTACAGCAGAAGAATGGGACATGATGAAAGAAAACATTTATTATGATTTCATTAAAGACAACAACTTTACAGAATTAAAAGATGCTGAGTTAATGACTAACCGATTAGGTTTGTTACAGACTATCGACCCATATACAGGCCGATACTTCTCACAGTTATGGATTCAAAGAAATGTTCTACGTTTATCTGATGATGAGATTGAAGAAATGGATAAAGAGATTGAAATGGAGAAAGAACAAGGACTTGGATTACCAGTTAGCGTTACAAATGATGTGGCACAACAACAGATGATGACTCAGATACCGGCTCAACCGCAGCATCCAGATGACCAAAAACATGAAATTGATATGGCGACAAAAAATGCGGCAAAGCAACAATCCAAAACAGATAAATAAATTAATTAGGAGAATAAAATGTCAATAAAAAAAAGTATAATCGATTACGCAATGGATGAAGATGGTGTTCAATTTAGAAATGCACTATATGCTTCTATTCAAGATAAAGTATCTGCACATATTGAAGCAGCTAAACAAAATCTTGCCAGAAATTTAATTGCTACAGAAGAAGTTTCAGAAGAAGATGAAGAAGATGAATCTTTGAATAAGAATGAAGCCTTCAATCAGGATTCTGTTCAAAAATTGCAAGCTAAAATAGATGCGTCCTCATCAAAGGAAGTATCTCATGCTAAAAGCCTTGGATGGAATGTTAAAAACCAAACTTATGGTAGAGAATATACTCATCCAAAACATGGTCACATAGCTATGAATCGTTATGGTGAATGGCAACATAAACCAGAATCATCATTTAAAGGTGGTAAAGGACAATTAATTGCTCACGGCCAAGCTGATGATTTGGATAAACATTTATCTTCTTTAAATAAATAATCCGAAGAATAGATAAATAAATTAACAGGATAAAAAATGGCAATCGCAAACAACACGCAAATACTAATTGATTCAAATAAAAGAACCGTTATTAAACGGATTGGTATTATTGACTCTGATGAAACATTAACGGTTATCATTGATCCAAGAGCATTGTCTGGAGCTTTAAACGCTAATAATTTGCCATACCAAGCCGGTAATACTGTTGCTCCTGGTTTTGCTAATTCTGCTTTTACTATTTCAAGAGTGATTGCTTGTGTTGATGCTGAAGTTGGCCATCTACAATTACAATGGCAAGGTACTGTAACAACAAATACAATTTATGCTCTTGGTGTTGGTAATATAGATACCAATCCACAATATCAATTACCAGCAATTACAAACAATGCAATTGGTCCTACAGGTAATGTTGTACTTAAAACTGTTGGTACTACTGCCAATGCTGCTTACACATTAATTATTGAGTTACATAAAGACAATCGATTCTTTGATGCTGGTTGGGGTCGTGATCCAGCTGCATTTAACTACGGAGATTATAGTATAACTCCGCATACTTCATAGGCCAATTATGAAACTCATTAAAGAAATAAACGATAACGTAAACTACACTTACCTAGAAGAAGCTAATGGTAAAAAATGTTTGCACATTGAAGGACCTTTTTTAGTTGCTGAAACTAAAAACAAGAATGGTCGTTTGTATGAATACAACACTATGAAAAAAGAAGTAAGCCGTTATACTAATGAGTACATCAACAAAAGCCGAGCTTTTGGTGAATTAGGACATCCAGAATCACCTTCTATTAATCTTGACCGTGTATCACACATGATTGTAGGATTAAGAGAAGATGGTAATACTTGGGTAGGTAAAGCAAAGATATTAGATACACCAATGGGA